GGGTAACAAAAAATCAATCATCACCGCTTCATATAGCCCCTCCAAATCATCCATCGACAAATCGTTGTCATAGTTTGATTCTGTTAACTTCCTTCCGCCAACATCAGAAAAATTCTTAATCGACTCCAGAACTCTATCAAACATAATCTCAGATTTACCAGTGAAAGCCAGCATTGAAAGCAAGTCTTTAGGAGAAATGACTGCATCAGACTCTACCGCAGTAGCGCCATCACTTTTAGGTGTGGACTGCAAAGCGGCGAAGATTACATCTTGTAATCCTTTGATTGCCTTCAATCCCTTTTTTCCCCTAAAAGTTATAGTGACAAATTTAACCGGGACATACGACCCTGTCTCATCATCCATCACCTCGATTTGTTTTTTGAATTTATATTCCATTAACTTCCTGCCCCGCCACGGAACATGACATCAAAAGACTCTGCGTCGAAATCAATTTCAACATCCTCCTCAATGCTTAGCTTGTTGAAAGTCTTAGTAAAGCCAGTTGCGTTATCGATTAGTCGGATAGCATTACCACCAACTTTATCTTGCCACCGTTCTACTGACTTAATATTGACTAGCGTATTTCTTAGAGAAATGGTCACCTCGCCAATCGCCTTTGAATAGTCTTTACTCTGAGTAACTCTAACGCTATCACCAATTAACGATGTGTTGCTAGTTACCTGAGGAACTCCTCGTTTGTACTTTGGTTTTTTAGCAACAGCGATGGTTTCGCCGTTAACTATAACCGTTCCTGAATTGATTTCTACTGCCATTTTAGTATCCTATTTAGAAGTTGTAGCTAATGGAAATAATACCATCTATACCGCGTAACTGGGATACGATAGCAATTGGAGCAAAGACTCTGTAAGTACCAGTCTCCGCGTCAAGCGTCACAGTCAAATCACGAATAAACACCGCCTTCGCATCTTTCCCTCCTTGAGCTAGTGCCATATCGACTAAATCATCATACAATCCAATAATATATGACTTAACAGATAACGCGTTCGTCATTGAAACCCCTGCGACTAGACCACCACCCGTTGCCCTAGTTTGACCAAACTCTTTCTGGCAGTTGTTGTACATGTACTCCTGTATGGCAAGACTCGTATCGACTGAGTTCAAATATTTAAAAGCTTTATTACTGACTCCAGAAGCGTCACGTTTATACGACGTTACGATAGAACCCAAAACAGTCTGTTGCCCATTTGGAACTAGTAGAGACATGCCCACATCAGTTAGTTGTTTCGCCTGAGCAACAGTAAGTTTATTCTTGGACGCCTTATAGCTCATCGGAGTATTATGGTAAGGCAATGAAGCTTTACTTATGCCGCCGAACGCTTCGTTAGCATCTAGAACAATATCACCTAAAACAGCTCCATCGGTTAGGCGTAATGCTCTTTTTGCACCGAATTCAGCCGCAGCTAATAACGGGATAGCAGTCACCGCCATCTCATCAGGGTTGCCCAAGTTGACTACGCATCTGGAGTTCATCGGGTGTCCTACAATATTCAATATAGACAAATTACCTAGCAACATCGTGACCCCGACACCACCCATAACGGCACCCGTAGAGTTGAACCTAGATTCTAAATATCCATCCATTTCACTGGTAGAAAATGCCCCGTCATAAATAACGGTATGGTACCTAGTCTGATCCAGCGAAGCAAGGGCACCGCTGATGTCAAAAGTTCCAGTGCCACCAGAAAAAATACCGTCTGGAACCCTTATGCCAGCAATTCTATTTTGTACGGTGAGATGGCAGCCATTGACCGTTGTCCCTCTGGCGTGTTGCAAATCGAACACAATTTTTGTAGTGCCATCCTTAGTCGAAGAGATAGGGTCAGGACTGGCATCGGTAGCGGCTTCAATTTTTGTCGCTACCTTAGCGCTGGTATCGCCTTGAGCAATATTTACCCTAATAACATACTCATCATCAGCCATATGGATTACCAGCACACCATCTTCGTTAGCCGTCCCTGTAATAGGTATCGTACATTTGGAGGACTCAGTCGTACCGCTGACACTCAGCGCCATGAAATCTAGTGGGGTAACCTCGTTGTATTTCCTAAACCGACGATAGGCCGCATACCCTATTGACTGCGAGCCTAGTAAGTCAATAGCGTCTGATGGCCTAATATCACGTATCAGAGTCTTATTTGGCGTAGGTATTGTTTTTTGCTCAACCTCCCCAATGATGATAGCTCTATGAGCCTCTAAGCCAGTGACACTTTTACCAGCCTTTATTTGCCAATTAATCAGTGGCGCTTGTAAATCAGACATTTATTACCTCTATTTAGTTGCGACGCTACCAATAGTGGCGTCGTAGTTTCTTAATGAATCAATGAATCTCTTTTCTAGGAATAAATCATCATTGTAACCGAACTTAATGTTTACTATGTAGCTATCACCAACTAATGACCTGCCTGATATTCCCCTGAAAAACAAGTTATACTGGTCATCATTATTTGATAGCAAAACTGCATTTGTAAAAAGAGCGTCGAGAGTATCTATACCAAGATTCTGCGCTTGTTTCGCATCCATCTTAAATATGACACCGCCATCCATCTCTATTTTAATATTAGGGTCTAAGCTCGAATTAATCTCGGCTGAACTACTAGCAGACGCATTCCCAATATATACCAACCCGCAATTATGCAAATCCCCATCTACAATCATTTCCATAGCGACATCTTCGCTCATCGCACTGCCTACACTAACCCTGTGCGCATCCACAAGGTGCTCCATCGCACCTGAACTAAAAAACGAATCGGTTGATACAGGATGAGTCGAATCTCCAAATACAAACGTCCTGTTCAGAGAGCCGCCGCTGGACTTCGTCATAGATGCCCCGCTAATTGTGTACTCTCCAGTTAATGTAATCAGCTCTTCGTGCGAGATGCTGTTATCAACCACTGGAGAGTACACCTTATTTTTTAATGTAGCTACCGTTACGCCTATGCGCGTTTCAATATCAAACAACGTAGTATGCTGAGCGATATTTGTTTTTATTGTCTTTACTATCTTATCAATCATATTCGCCGCCAGTTACTTCCTTGAGTAATTGATAACTCTATTCTGTTCCCTACTATACGGCGTATTTCACTACGGTTTTGATTAACAGACTTCCTGTAATTAGGTCTGCTGTACTTGTCTTCTAATGTTCCAGCATAATCAATATCACGATTACCAGCCCCAAACTCCATTACTCCATTGGATAATTTATAACGAATTGAATCGTTTAAATCGCCTGATAAGTTGTTAGCTGTCTGACCAACCCTAGAAACGATATGGACACGGCCATTCACCATGTAAGTTCTACCATGGGAGTAGTCGTCCATATTATCTTTTGCCTGCTCAACAAGTACCGCACCTATTTCTCGTAATGAGTCATCACGCAATTCTGCAAAGTCGAAGTTTATTGGGCTAGGCATTTAAAACCTCTATAGTACTAATGACTAATAACCGATTTTGCTCGTCCACATTCTCAAACCCCAGCACCTCAAAAGACCTGTCGCCTAGCTTGATTAAATCCTCGACATGTAAATCAAAATCCTCATAGAGCGTTGTAAAAGTGTGGGTTGCAACCATCCCGTTACGCCCTGTGTACTGCAGTATCTCATTTCTTGACGCGGTTTCTATTCTTGCAGATAGAGTGATGATGGAACCAGTACTAACCCACGGTAGGTTTAGTCCGCCCTGTCTAAGAACTTGTTTATGCACTGTAACAGAGTGCATAAAATCATCCTCAAAAAGCAAAACATCGGTGTACTCTATCGCCCCTTTTACCCTTACCTCTTCTGATTTTAATACTCTGTAATGACGAGTCGCTACCGTAAATAAATCTGTGGGATTGACCTTATTCGTTACAAAAATACTACATAATCGTATGCCGGTGTAAAATGGCATGACTGGATATTTATCATGAATTGTTGACTGTGTGTCATCAACAAACACACGCACATCACTAGAGTTCAGTTTGGCTGATTCACCGTATTTATTGATTAACTCTCTAGGCATCATGAGTTAATCCGAATGCGCCGTTTTTGTAGACTACGCAAATAAATGAGCGGATTGATGTCATCTTCTGTCTTATCGTCAGCAGTTGACGGGAAATAACTAATCTCTAGTTTGCCAATTTTCTCTGATTTAACCTCGCCTGTAGCAGTTACACCTCTACTGCTATTATTAGACAATTTCAATGCCATTTCACAGGTGGCTAATAATACACCCATTGGTACAGTATCAGAGCCATCGCGAGGAAATTTCAACCACTGGTCAGCGTCTGTTTTAAGACCCTTGTAACTGCATAACCCATCAACAGCTATTGATGCCTGATTCAGTATCACTCTTTTCTCTACATCGCTCTTAGCATCCCAATTCTCATGAGATTTACTAGTACTAATAATCTCAGTTGCGCCAGAAACATTTACGTAGCTCGTAGCCGTCACGTAGTGACCTGGGTCAGATGGGATAAATAGCATATTAGCTTACTCGCTATCAATCGAAGCTTTAGCGGCTTCTGCAGCGGCGATATGCTTATCTAGCTCGGTAGTATCTCCAGCGTAAGCCTTCATTAGAGCTGATTGTGCAGTTCCGCACAAAACTTTAGCTTTAGCAATTGGTAGTTTAATAAACTCCCCCTTATGATTCATCCACGTCATTTCAGTCTGCTTCATAAGAGAAGCATAAGAGATGATTGTCATAAATTTATAGATATTCTCCTCACTTAGCAGAATATCTCCGTACAGCGCTCTGGACATTAGTAGCGTATCCCGTTCCATTCCAGCTTGATAGTCTTCTACTGTATCGTAATAAAACATTAGTCTGTTTCCTCAATAATTATGGTGGTGTGATTTTGATTGGCCGCGTCAACTATAGTTGTCCCGGTGTTTCCTATGTTAGTATTAACATTTTTACCTACGCTATTGACAAGAATAGTAGAGCCGTTCTTCTTGACTTTCATGACAAGCTCAACCTGCAAAGTATAATCCGCACTTTGCAGAATACCAGCTTTATCAGCGAGCACGCTAAAGGGGATGTGCCGCACAGCAACATACGTCTCCGTTCTAGCCTTGCTAAATGCAGTTATCACATACCCTGAATTCCCAAGTGACACCCATTGGCCATCAACCTTTGCATTAATAGCGACACTACAAGCGCTATGACCGTCACCAATTGGAAGCGCGTCACAATTAACACTAATGTAGATAAGCAATCCCTTGCCAGATTGTATGGTAACCGGTGAAGTCATGAACAAAGGATTAGGCTCTCCGCCAGTAGCCCGTACCTCTGTAGGGAATGAACGCGAGTAACTCTTATTAGAACCCGCGGGGGTCTCAATAACCTTTAACGGCTTGTAAGTTAAATCTATTACGCCCATCTGTCTTTCTCCTGCACAATAACGCTAGTGTAGTTCTGTTTCATAATATCTTCTAGCTCTATGCCATGGTTACCCATGTCATCGCCATTAACATCACTTGACGGAGGGGAAATATACCCTGTTGAGTCGTATGTTTTTCCTATCAATACAATACCGATGGTGTACTCACTGCCAGCAGGGACAATCCCCTCATCTATAAAGTCAATATATACTGAATGAGTGTACG